GTTCTTGTTGGTCACAATATCATCGGCTTTGACTTACCTATTATTAAAAAGCTTTACCCTTGGTTTAATCCTCGGGGGGTTATTATTGATACTCTTTTGTTATCTCGCCTTTATCATCCGAATTTACTCGATATAGATAAAGCAAGATGCTGGAAACATATGCCACTGCAATTATATGGCAGGCATTCACTTGAGTCATACGGATACCGTCTGAATGAATACAAAGGAAACTTTGCAAAGACTACAGATTGGGCTGAGTGGTCTCAGGAGATGCAAGATTATTGCGAACAAGATGTTGCTGT